TACGCATGGTGATTCACCAGCCACGGTTGTACCATCTAAGCGAGTGGGCGATCAGTGTTGATGAGTTGCTCGAGTTTGCTGAATTTGCCAAGGGTCGTGCATCTAAGGTTATTGCGATTGTTGATGCCAACACGCTTGATCTGAACCCAGGCGAGAAGCAATGCCGCTTTTGCCGAGCTAAGGCAGACTGCCCTGCTCTGTCTGAGCAGATCGAGGAAACAATCGGTAAGGACTTTGGCTATATGACGAGTAGCGAAGCTGATATTGACATAATGGTTGAAGACGACTCTACACCCTTGTCTGACAAGATGAGTGCGGTAGACCTGATCGAGGGTTGGTGCAAGGCTGTCCGAGCAGAAGTCGAGCGACAACTATTTGATGGCAAGCTAGTCAGTGGCTATAAGTTAGTCGAAGGTCGCAAGGGTGATCGTAAGTGGGCTAATGAGGTCGAAGCAGAGCAAGCATTAAAAGACTTCTCATTGGAAGATGAGGAAATGTACAACTTTAAATTGATTAGTCCTGCTAACGCAGAGAAGTTAGTTAAGAACAAAGTCCTTAATAAAGAGCAATTTGACTTATTGAAGTCACATATTGTTCAAAGTAAGGGTAAACCCTCTGTTGCCCCTGAGTCTGACAAACGGGCAGCACTAAGTACTTTAGATGATTTTGAAGTGAATTAAATTGTATTGGCATTTTGCTAAGACGATTCGCCATTTGGCATTTTAGAAGTAACCATTAGGAGTATTAAAAATGAAAGTTCGCCTTGAAGATGTACGTTTAGCTTTTCCTGAATTGTTTACAGCCAAAACTGTTAATGGTCAGGGTGACCCTGCTTTCTCAGCTACATTCTTAATGCAGCCTGACAGCCCGTCTGTTGAGGTTTTAAACAATGCGTTTGAAGAAATTGGCAAAGAGAAGTGGGGTAATAAGTGGGTCAATGTTAAAAAGGAGTTAGAGACTAAAGACCGTTTGGCTTTGCATGATGGTGATGCCAAGTCGAATTACTCAGGATTCCCTGGCAATCTCTACATCTCAGCTCGTAACAAGACTCGCCCATTGGTCATTGACCGTAACAAGTCACCTTTGACTGCTCAAGATGGCAAGCCTTACGCTGGTTGTTTTGTTAATGCGAGCGTTGAGTTGTGGGCGCAAGACAACAATTATGGTCGCCGTATCAACGCCACCATTAAGGGTGTTCAATTCTTGCGAGATGGTGACAGCTTCACTGGTGGTACGTCTGCGTCTGAAGACGACTTTGATGATGTAGAAATTTCATCAGAAGACTTGGTGTAAGTAATGAGGCAAACCCTGACCCTAGATACTGAAGTCTACCGAGACTACTTTTTAGCTTCTTTTTTGAACATAGAAACTGGAAATGTACGGCATTTTGAAATGTTTGAGGGTCAGGAGTTTGACATTGAAACAGTTAAGACCATTATGCACAAGTACCGAATTGTGACGTTCAATGGTTCTAACTTTGACATACCGCTACTTGCTATGGTGCTGGAAGGTAACAACTGCGCTCGTATTAAGCGTGGTTGCGATGCGATTATTAACAACAATTTACGAGACTGGCAGTTTTACAGGCAGTTTGGTGTGGATAGGTTTGAGAATATCAACCATGTTGATCTGATCGAGGTCGCACCAGGCAAGGCCAGTTTGAAAATGTACGGTGGTAGGCTTCATAGCCACACGTTACAAGACTTGCCTATTGAGCCTTCAGCAAGCATTAGCGTAAGTGACAGGGCGCTGTTGGTCAAGTACTGTGAGAATGATCTAAAGTTAACCAAAAACCTGTACAACACCTTGTTGCCACAGATCAATTTGCGTGAGCAGATGTCACATCAGTACGCGCTTAACTTGCTCTCAAAGTCTGACGCTCAGATTGCTGAAGCTGTGATTGGTCAAGAGGTGAGTAAGGCATTGGGTGAGGATTTAACTCGCCCTATTGTTGAGACGGGCACTCAGTTTAGCTATGTGCCACCAAACTTTATCGACATGACAACACTTGTTATGTCACAGATATTGCCAATTATCTCAGAGCATAAGTTTACAATTCCTGACAGTGGCAAGGTGATGATGCCAAAAGCATTATCTGACTACAAGATAACCATCGGCAATTCGATATACCGAATGGGGATTGGTGGGCTACATTCCACTGAGTCTTCAGTGTTTCACTTAGCAGATGACGACACCTTACTGATAGACCGAGATGTGGTGAGCTACTACCCAATGATAATACTGAACACCAACTTAGCCCCTGAACACATGGGTAAGGCGTTTAGTGACGTGTACGGCAACATTGTTGATAGACGCATTAAGGCTAAACGTGACGGTGACAAGGTGACTTCAGACGCTTTGAAAATCACAATCAACGGCTCATTTGGCAAGTTTGGTAGCAAGTGGTCAAAACTTTACTCACCTGATTTGCTTATCCAGACTACCTTAACAGGCCAGTTGTGCTTGCTTATGCTAATCGAGATGCTGGAATCAGAAGGTATACCAGTTGTATCGGCTAACACAGACGGTATTGTTATCAAGTGCCCTAAGACCAAGATCGAAATGATGGATTTGATCGTGTGGGAATGGGAAGTTAAAACTGACTTTGAGACTGAGGCAAATTACTATAAGGCAATTTACTCTCGTGATGTCAACAATTACATCGCTGTTAAGACAGACGGTAATATCAAGCTCAAAGGCGCTTACGCCCCTGCTGGATTGAGTAAAAACCCCGCTAATGAGGTTTGCACGTTGGCAGTACTGAAGTACCTGATTCACGGATTACCTATCGCACAGACTATCACAGACTGCACTGACATGACTAAGTTTGTAAGTGTTCGCCAAGTCAAAGGTGGTGCTGTGAAAAACGGTGAGTATCTAGGTCGAGTTGTGCGTTGGTATTACAGCATTGCGGCTGACGGTGCGATACATTATAAGGTCAATAACTACACCGTTGCCAAGACAACAGGCGCAATGCCGTTAATGGTATTGCCTGATGCGATACCTTTTGACATAGATTATGACTGGTACATAAATGAGGCTAATAGTTTGCTTAAAGACCTTGGGGTTGTAAATGACTAGTATTAGAGAGCGAGACATCGAGCGCCGCTTAGTAGACAGAGTTAAAGAGTTAGGTGGGGAAGTTCGCAAGGTTAAATGGATTGGCAGACGTGGTGCACCAGATAGGCTTGTGATGATTAAGTTAAAGCGTAAAGCTAAAACAATTTGGGTTGAACTTAAATCGCCTGGCGAAAAAGCCAAGCCTCACCAGATACGAGAACACTTGCGAATGATCGCTATGGGGCAAACAGTTGTCGTCATAGACTCTTTCGATGGTATTGAGGAATTATTTAAATGATTAAGTTTACAGCCAGACCTTATCAAGATTTAATCATTGACCACATACACAACACACCTCGTTGCGGTGTATGGGCTGGTATGGGGTTAGGTAAGACAGTCTCTACGCTCATGGCAATTAACAACTTGAGTATTATTGATGACCGACCCACACTTGTCTTAGCACCTAAGCGTGTGGCTCAAAGCACATGGCCTGACGAAGCTAAGAAGTGGTCAGACTTGAGTAACATAGAAGTTTCAGCAGTGGTTGGCACGTTGGCGCAACGACAAGCGGCACTAGCCAAACCAGCCAACGTATTCACTACCAACTATGAGCAACTACCTTGGCTAGTTGAACATTTCGGTAAAAAATGGCCGTTTAAACGGATTGTTTCTGACGAATCTACTCGATTAAAAGGCTTTCGCGTAACGCAAGGTGGTAAGAGGGCTAGGGCTTTGGGTAAGGTCGCACACAAACACGCTGACCAGTTTATCGAGTTAACTGGAACACCATCGCCCAACGGCTTGCAGGATTTATGGGGTCAAGCGTGGTTCTTAGACGAGGGTTTTAGGCTTGGTCGCTCTTATCAAGCGTTTATTGATCGTTGGTTTAAGTCTGAGCGAGTGGGGCAAAGTGAACATGCTGTTCGCATATCACCCATGCCGTTTGCCAATTCTGAAATACAAAAACGATTACAAGACTTGTGTATTAGCTTAGAAGCTAAAGACTGGTTTGATTTGGCAGAGCCTATTGTCAACGTTGTGCGAGTCGAATTGCCAGTCAAAGCCCGTAGATTGTATGACGACATGGAATCTGAGATGTTCTTATCGGTTAACGATAACGATGTCGAAGCGTTTAACGCTGCGAGTAAGACAATTAAATGCTTGCAACTTGCTAATGGCTCGATATATACCGATGAGAAAGGCGCTTGGGCTGAGATTCACGATGTTAAGTTGCAAGCACTTGAGTCGATTATAGAGGAGTCGGCTGGTATGCCAGTGTTGGTGTCTTACCAGTTCAAGAGCGATTTACAACGATTGATGAGAACTTTCCCAAAGGGTCGTGTGTTAGACGATAACCCGCAGACAATTATTGATTGGAATAAGGGTAAAGTACCGATTCTATTTGCTCACCCGCAAAGCGCTGGCCACGGGTTGAATTTACAAGACGGTGGGAATATTATTGTTTTCTTTTCTCACTGGTGGAACTTAGAGGAATTTCAACAAATAATTGAACGCATCGGGCCAGTTAGACAGTTGCAAGCAGGTCATAACCGACCCGTATTTATTTACCACATTGTTGCCGCAGATACGCTCGATGAGATGGTAATGGAACGTAGGGAATCCAAACGAGAAGTGCAGGATATTTTAATGTCATCTATGAAAAGGAAAAAAACATGAAAGCTGACCAATTTTTAACTAACGCTGCAAACATTATGATTGAACGTGGCAAACAATACGACAAGCCTGAAGGTGAACGTAGTATGGGTAGAACTGTTGCAGCGTTTAACGCAATCACTGAGCGCAATTTAACTGAGTCTGAGGGCTGGTTGTTGTTGCAGATTTTGAAAGATGTCCGTGATCGTCAAAAGCCACAGCCTCATCGGGATAGCTTAGAAGATTGCGTAGCTTATGCCGCATTGAAAGCTGAAGCTAGATTGAATGAAGACACTTTAACCATTAAGGAACCAAAATGATTTCAACTCAAATTATTGATTACATTCGTAACAACCCAAACCAAAGGTCTGAAAAAATAGCTCAGGCTTTAAATTTAATTCACGGAA